ATCTGGATTCTAGGTCGTAGACAAAATAAGACCGGAATGGAAGTTACAGGTTATGATTTTATTATCAATGTTGAAAAGTCACGAATGGTTAAAGAAAAATCTAAAATCCCAGTTTCAGTCTCTTGGGATGGCGGTGTTGAACGTAATTCGGGTCTACTTGAAATTGCCCTTGCTGGTGGTTTTGTTGTTAAGCCTAATAATGGTTGGTATTGTCGTGTAGATCAAGATACTGGTGAAATGGTTGAACCTAAAGTACGTGAAAAGGCTACTAAGGAAGATGAATTCTGGGAACCTATTCTTAAGACTCAAAAGTTTAAAGACTTTTTGATTAAGCAATATCAGATTGGTCATAAATCTTTAATTGATTTTGATCCTGAAGCCCCAAATAACCCTTTACAAAACAACCCAAGTGTGGTATAATATATGGATAATCATTACATAACGGTTGAACATCCGGATTCTGATTTCTATGCCTTACATCTGACAGATAAGTCTCCATTTGAAGGCGTTAGATTTATATATGGTACTGTGTCTATCAAGGAAGATGCACAGTTAGGAATGGCTACATTGTCATTTACATATAACATTAATGATCCTGGAGACTTTGACCATGATGATCTATGTAAGGATAAGAAATTTAATGACTATATCGGCGAATTATTAACTCATATTATTGAAAAAGGAACTACAATTGCAGAACGAGATACCGACACACGTACTGAGTCACCTACTCAATAACGAAGAATACTGCCGTAGGGTAATACCATATATTCAGAAAGAATATTTTGATGGTTGCTATAAAGTAGTATTTGATCTTATTGTAGGGTTTGTTGCAGTTCATAATAAGCTACCAACTGGTAGAGTATTGGATATTGAGTTACAAAAAGTTTCTGCTCCAGAAGATATTTTAAATCAGTCTTCTATACTAATTAAAGAAATTAGTGTAAAGACTGATTTAGATACTGAATATCTTATTGTCGAAACTGAAAAGTGGTGTAAAGATCGTGCCGTATATCTAGCGATTATGGATTCTATTCAAATCATTGATGGGAAGGACGAGAATAGAAGCGAAGGCGCTATTCCTGATATTTTATCAACGGCCCTTGGTGTTTCATTTGATCAACAAATTGGTCATGATTATATTGATGATGCTGATGGTCGTTTTGAATTCTATAATAACGTTGAAGAAAAGATACCATTTGATCTTGATTACTTTAATAAGATCACTAAGGGTGGTATTCCAAACAAAACGTTGAATGTTTGTCTTGCTGGTACTGGTGTAGGTAAATCATTGTTTATGTGTCACAACGCAGCTGCTGTTTTACAACAAGGCAAAAACGTATTATACATTACAATGGAAATGGCTGAAGAAAAGATTGCTGAACGTATTGATGCTAATCTTATGGATCTACCAATCCAACAGCTTGAAACATTATCTAAGGATGTCTTCTCTAAAAAGATTCAAAAGATTGCAACTAGTACTATTGGTAAACTAATCATTAAACAGTATCCTACAGGTAGCGCACACTCAGGTCACTTCAGAGCTCTATTAAATGAGTTGAAGATGAAGAAAAAGTTTATTCCTGATATGATCTATATTGATTATCTCAATATTTGTTCATCATCTCGTATGAAGGCTATGGGTGGGAGTATAAATAGTTACACGTACATTAAAGCTATTGCTGAAGAACTACGTGGTTTGGCTATTGAGTTTAATGTTCCAATTATGACAGCAACTCAAACAACAAGATCTGGCTTTGGAAATACTGATGTTGGACTTGAAGATACTTCTGAGTCATTTGGTTTACCTGCTACTGCCGATTTAATGTTTGCTTTAATTGCTACTGAAGAATTGGATGAGTTAAACCAAGTAATGGTAAAACAGTTAAAGAATCGTTATAATGATGTGAGTAAGTATAAAAGGTTCGTGATAGGCATTGATCGCGCTAGAATGAAGTTATATGATGTTGAAGAATCGGCTCAATCTGACATAATGTCTGATATGACCATCCCTGATAAACCAATTGCGACGTGGGGCAATAACGATGCCAAAGACACGTTTGCAGAATTTAAAGTATAAGGAAACGATATGTTAAGTAAATTTATGAAAACCCGTGGTGCTATTGGCACTGGTATTACAATTGGCCTTGTAGGTCTTGTTACTGGCTTTGTTCTTTTTGACCCAGTACAATTGGTAGTAAGTGTAGCACTTATTGGATGTGAAGTTCAACTTTGGATTGAAAAAAAGGATTAATTAATGTTTAATGTACGCGTAATTTCTCATAGTAAACCAGCTATTGGCGTCGAATTAAAAGATGATTTATTACAAATGGTTGCATATTGTGCACGTGTTTCAAACCCTAACAATCAAAACAGTGAAGGGACTTCTGAAAAACTAGTAAAGTATCTAATAAAGCATCAACATTGGTCTCCATTAGAAATGGTATCGGTTTGCATGGAAATTGAAACAACTCGAGATATTGCACGCCAGGTATTAAGGCATCGATCGTTTTCATTCCAAGAGTTTAGTCAACGCTATGCTAAGCCAGAAGAGATGGGTGAAGGCTGGCCATTTGTTGTAAGGGAAGCTCGGCTACAAGATACAAAGAATAGACAAAATTCTATTGTATCTGATGATGAACTACTACAACAAAATTGGATCCAGCAACAAAAGAAAGTTATTGCTACAGCTCAAGGCGCATATAAATGGGCTATTGATAATGGTATTGCTAAAGAGCAAGCTCGTTGTGTATTGCCAGAAGGTAATACCATTAGTCGTATGTATATGAACGGTACTCTGAGAAGCTGGTTACATTATATAGATCTAAGACGATCTAATGGGACTCAGCAAGAACACCAAGAGATCGCTAAAGCATGTGCAGAAGCTATATACCAAATATTCCCTCTCGACGATGTCATATAACTAAATGATCTAAGAAAAGTGAATTAATTTCACTAAAACCGTTTACAAACCCCTTTCTTTATGATATAATATACCTATATTAAATGATAAAGAAAGGAACTACATTATGAAAGACACAATTACTGAAAACCTTTTAATTCACACATCTATTCTTCTTGATCGTATGGAAGATGATCTTAAACGCTTTTATGCTCGTAGTGAATATTCATATGGTGAAAGTTACGCTGAAGACAGAATGGAAGGTATGGTATTTCATTATGAAGAAGGCCGTAACTACATCAAATTGATAAAAACTGAAGAGAATGAAAGAGGACATCGTTCAAACGTTCTTGGCTTCGTTGTTAAGAAATCGCCTAAAGCAACTGATAACAAAACAAACAAACCATTCAACGTTGGTGATATGCTAATGGCTGCTGGATATAACAAGCCAGCCACAAACTTTGCAAGAGGTAATGTATTTAACATGCCAAATGCTTCAGAAATTAGATGGACTGGAATTTAAGGAGAATATTATGAACCTAGAACAAATTATCAAAAGCCTAATAAAAGAAACTCTTACCGAAGAACAGGTAAGAGACATAGTTGGTGCACCAACTCTTGAAGAATCTATAACCTGCGTATGCGGTGAGCGACTTGATGAATGCGAAGAATCTTATGAACATATGTCATCTGGTTATTAAAGCGTGACTCATTAGATCAAATTGATCTAATAAAAACCTTTACAAAGCATCAAATGTATGATATAATATACCTATATTAAATGATAAGGAACTACATTATGAAAGACTCAAACCGAACAGATAGTTATCAATTTACAGCAGATGTTAATTCTGTAAACGATATGCTTTCAATTGAACAGGTTAAAAATACTGTAAAGTGCATTAACAAAATAGCTAAACGAACTGAAATGTCTCAGCAATACCGATATAATTCAGGTTGGTCTGATGTAGAACCACAGTCGCTGCCTAGATATAGAGTTAGTTTAATGCCACGTGGAGCTCGTACAGTACACGCAATTGCTGATGGTCGTTCACCAAGAGCTTATGATTCAACTCTTCCAATTCGTCATGCTGAAAGGCTAGACGTTTATATCCATACAGTATCTAGGGAGATTTGTTAATGTTAAGAGCCTTTAAAGAAATAACTCAATGGGATGATAACATTCCTAATCATGTCTATATCTTAAACGCTCAAAGTCAATTAGTGGGGTATCGTAAATCAGGCACAAAAGAATACATCCAATTCAATAAACCCATGAAGCAGTTTTCAAAGTCACGTAGAAAGTTTATTGAACTTAAGCCAGTTGAAAAATACAT